CTGCGTGTCCTTCCCATCGCCCCCAATCCGGACGGTTCACCGGCCCGGCCCGGTTATGAGTATCCGGTTCACCAGTTGCTGCTGGAACTGGAAAAGCCCACAACCGGAAACAAGCCCCAGAAGATGTATGTCACCGTCACCCGCGCCACCGATGCCGGATACAGTGTCGATCCCATCGAAACTTACCGGCGTCTGGCCGTAGAAGCCGCAAAAGAGGCCGGGGATGAGAAACTGGCAGAAAAAATCGCCGGCGGTTCGTTCGGTGGCGGCTTGAAGTACAACTACGGGCACTGCCTCTATATCTTTGACCTGGGCGAGCGTGCCAAGGGAGTACAGATGATGACCCTCTCGCACGCCCAGTTCAAGGATCTGGACGAGCGGAAGTTCAAACTCTGGAGCAAGAAGCTGGCCAAGAACCCGTCTTATCCGTGTCCGGTTTCATCGGTGTACGACGCCTATCCCGTGGAAATAGAAAAACGGCGTAACGGGGCCAAAACCGAATACCTGTTTTCCATCGACAATGAATCCGACCCTGAACCTCTGACCAGGGAGGAGCTGACCGCCTTGCTGGGAGCGCCCCGTATTCCGGAAATCATTTACCGCTATACCCGTTATCATCTGGGTGCCACCGTTGAATTCCTTAAACAGTGCGACGGCATTTACGGCATGCGGCTTATGGAGACGGACGAGATGAAAGAGGTCATACAACAGTTGTCCGACGAACTGCCGAAAGAAGATACCTCCTCCTTCTCGTTCGACCGCCGTACGAAGGACAACAAGGACAATGTCCAGGACGGGACAGGAATTTCCCTGGACGATCTTCTTGAATATTATGACGAGCTCAGGAGGCAGGACCTCGGTGACAAGACCGAGGAGGGACAGGAGCTGCGTGCAATGATACGCAGCTACATTGAACAGGAAGCGTTGTCCGTCCGTGTCACCCGCTCGACAAGCAATCGGGAACTGCTCGAACTGATTGAGAGTGAGATGGAAGGTCCGAAACCCACAGACACACCGGAGGACGCTCCCGGGGAGGAGGAACACCGGCCTGCGGAAACGGAGGAGCGTGCCGAACGTCCCCGCCGTCGCAGATAACCCCTTTTATAAGTCTTTGAGTTTTAACCCGGCGGGAGGCATCCATGCCTCCCGTCTTAATCACACACATTCATGGAAGAGAGCAAACCTTGCATATTGTTGTTGAATGATATCCATGTCTCAAAAGACAACATCCCTGCATTTCAGGCCAACTGGCAGGAGGCCGTGGAGATCTGCAGGAAATGGGGTATCAGCGAAATCGCCGTCGGAGGCGACCTGTTCTTTTCACGTGCGGCACAGACACTTGACGTGCTGCTGGCAGTACATGACGCCCTGCTGGAAACCTCACGTGCGGGCATCCATGTCACGCTCGCCGAGGGGAATCATGACCTCGTGAACCAGGAAGCCGTCAGAGGTTACTGCCATGTCTTTGACTGCCATCCGGATGTGACGGTAGTGGATGACTTCCTGACCCTGTCGCGTCCCGGCTGGGAGTTCGCGCTTCATCTGATGAGTTATTTTCCGGAGGACGGATCGTTTGTCGAAAGGCTCGGACAGTTGGAAGAGAAAGCGCTTTCAGAGGAAAAGAAACATTTTCTTTATATACACGAAGGTATAAACGGGGCATTGGCGCAACCATCGGAGAAAGAATTGCCCGCCAGGATTTTTCTCCCGTTTGATAAGGTTTTTGTCGGCCATTACCATAACCGGACCGTCATTCCACAAACCCGTATCGAATACATCGGGGCCTCCCGTCAGCACAACTTCGGCGAGGATGAGGAAAAAGGATATACGGTGCTTTATACCGACGGCACACACGAGTTTGTCAAAAACCGGGTGAACATGCGCTACCGTGTGGTGGATGTGCCGGTGGAACGTGCCGGGCTGCACCTTATGGACGAGTTGCGCGAGACGGAGGCTGACGGCCGCTACAAGGTCAAGGTACGTGTCCATGCGCCGGCAGCTGCGATGAAGTCGGTTGACAAGGCCGCGCTGCTGGAAGCCGGGGCGGCGAAGGTGGAACTGATAGCTGATGACGAGGAACTGTTGGAGGCCGCATCCTCTTCGCTCTTTGAAAAGTATGACAGCTGCCGTATCCGGGAAACTTACGAGGATTTCTGCCGGGAAAAACAGATTGAGGATGTCTCAATCGGATTAGAGTATTTATCCAAAATAGATAACAGGACATGTGGAAATTAAAGAAAATAGAAGCTGAGAATCTCTGTGCCTTCCGCTCGCTGTCATACACGTTACGGCAAGGGGTTACGACACTGATATTCGGCGACAACCGGGACAATGAGTCCCAAAGGTCGAACGGTGCGGGCAAATCCGCCCTGCTGGAGTGTATCGCTGTCGGTATCACAGGCAGCCCGCTCCGTAAGATAAGGTCGGAAGAAATTATAAACGATGCGTCCGGGGAGTGCCGTATCGGATTACATTTCAGCAACGGCAACTCAGCGGAGGAACTGGTTGTCAACCGCTGCATTCCACGCAAAGGGGCATCCACGGTCAGTTGCACACTTTTCCGTAACGGTGCGCAGGTGACGACGGACGAGGCTGTCCAGCCTTCGGTCGATGCCTATAACCGCTATATCCTTGAAAAGTTAGGGATCACGCGCGAGGAGCTGCTCAACAACTTCATTCTCTCCAAATACCGGTATGAGGATTTTCTTTCGTCATCGGACAAGGAGAAAAAGGAGATAATCAACCGCTTTTCCAACGGTATCCTGGTGGACGAGGCCATTGCCATACTTGAGGAGGATATCGTGCCGCTCTCAGAAAAGAAGCAACAGGCGGCATTGGAACTTGCGGGACTGGACGGGCGTGTCGAGATGTTACAGGAGCAGATCCGCAAGGAAGAGGAAACCGGAGCGGAACGGGGACGTACCCGTGCGGAGCGCATCGCCTCCCTGGAAGCGGCCATCGCAGCCAAAAGGGAACAGATACGCATCGGACACGAGACGGTGGCCGGATATGAAACACGGCTTGTGGCGGTTCAGCAGGCGGATGAGGCACTGCAGTTGCTGGAATCGGGGGATACGGCACTGGACGAGTGTCTGGAAAAGATACGGGAGATGATGCCCCTCTTCCCCGATGCGAGACAGACGGACTGGAACGGGATTATCACCGGGACAAAAGAGAAGCTGCAGACGGCCGTTTCCGGGCTGTCGGATTGTGACACCTCCTTGAAACAGGCGGAACGGGAACTGGAAGAGGAGACTGAAAACTGGGAACAGTTCAAAAATAAGTATGCCGCCTTCTGTGAGGAATACAACGAGCAGTCCGGTACGGCAGCGGAGAAACTGAGGGAAACAGACATCCGCCTGCGCAATCTTGCAGGATGCATCGAAGAATTGCGTCACAAACGGCGTATTGTCTCGGCCGGTATTGACGAGCTCTCAAACAAGCTGGCCGGTTCCGTCACCTGCCCTGCCTGCGGACATAATTTCCTAATAGCGGAGCCGCAGTTTGACATTGAGGCGGGAATGAGGGAACTGAAACTACGACAGCGGCAACTCACGGAAATTAATGGCCGTATCGAAGACAAACAGGAGGAGACCGGTTCTGTGGAGCTGCATGAACCACGGCCGCCGTACCTTGGAGGCCAGACGTACCGAATGGGAACAGCAGCTGGCCGGATATGAACGTGCCGTCAGGAACGCTACCCGGAACGTGGAAGAGACGGAAAACAAACACCGGCGTATTGCAGCCGGGATTACCGCGCTGCAAAATGAGATTGAGAGCATCCGCCGTAAGGTATTCGATGAAACATTCGGATTTGTAGACGAGCGTAATGCCTCACTGAGCCGCAGCATACGGACGGAAAAGGAGGATATACAGGCGGCAGCCTGTGCCATTGACACTTTGCAAGGCACTATCAGGGAATTGAACGAGGCGGTGCCGTCCGATCTGATATCCACGCTCCGGAGCACGCTCCGGGAGGTGAGGGAAAAATCCCGCGAAGCGGCGGGACGGAAGACCGCCGTAGATGCGGAACTCCGAACATTGGAGATGCAAAGAGAACGGTTCATACAGTTCAAGACCTATCTGGCCAATACAAAAATCGAGGCACTCAGCCGTATAACAAACGAGTTCCTGCAGAATA